TGGCAGGTAGGCTGTTTATCCATGGCGTGCAAGTTGTTGAGGGCGTTATCGAGTGCGGGAATTGCAAGCGAACCCGCAAGTTTCATAAGCGGCGAGCATTGCCGAGGTCTGAAGAGTGCCCACATGGAGAAAAAGTTGTTATTGATGCTCTGGTCGTGGCGTAGGGATGCCAGCGGGAAAAGGAAGTGCCGATCCAGTGACAGATCGGCGGTTGTTTACTCTTTTGGTTCCTCTGGCGCTGGCTTGGGCGATTCAATCAGGTTGCCCTTTTTGTCCCGCTTGGGGCGTCCCGCTTTGGGAATTTCGCCGTACCGCTTGAGAATCAAATCGATGTGGGCTTGCGTGAACACCCAACTTGATTTTGTCTTGCCCTCGCCACCGATTACTTCAATCCCGATATCTGGGTCAGAGTTGGCGATCTGCGAGATGGTGCGGCGCACGCGGTTGGTGCGCTCGGCAACGGCCTCGTCACTGTAGAGAACTAATTTCTTTTTCATAGTGTCCTTTTTGATAACTCAAAATTATTATACTAAGTTTGGAACATTTGTCAATATGTTTGTTTTAAATCAACTTTTTGGTATAATGGCTGAGACTTTGCACATTAACAGGAGATTTCATGTCTGCGATCACCGATAAACTGGATTCCATCCAGGTAAAGCTAAACTCTGCGCTGATGGATTTTGCCGCGCTCAAACTGATGATAGGGGATGGGGAGCCGGTCATCACGCCGCCAACTGTGCCAGTAGTGGAGCCGCCTGCACCAGCGGTGCGGCAATCGGCGGGTGTAACAAAGTTGCGGGTGAATGTAACCCGTTCGCCGCGAGAGCATGGTGTGTATCGCCTGACAGATCTCTTTACCACGATGTTTGGGTCGTGGGAGATGGGCGAATCGGTATACTCAATCCCCGACTGGGCACGCCGGGACTTCATGAGTATCTTCCCGATGGCCGGGGGAGATCACAACATTTATTGCGTATTACTCGATGTGAATGGCAGAGTTATCAAGGTCGCTACGTTTGATGTGTGGCATAGCGGGGAAGCGTTCCGCGTCACCACAAAGCAAGATGGCTTTGCCGAAAAAGATGTGTACGGCTCGTTCAATCCAGACGATCCGAATCAATCGGGCGGGTGGTCTGCGCGGGTGGCTGGCAACATCGATTCCGACTTGATGACGGGCTTCGGTTTGCCGATGAATCAGCACGTAAGCTTGTTTTGTGTATGGAGATGGCTCGGATGAAACTCGAAGTCGATGGCTCATTAATCACGGTTGGTACATCATGGGACACCGTGACCGACTTAAAGATCAGTTATACCAACCCGCAAGGCGAGAAATCCGCCTTCTGCGTAGATTGCACAAAAGAGCAGGCCGCCGCCTTTGGTAAGCACCTGTATCGAAAAGTGCGAGTAACCATTGAGGTAGTTGAAGAGAATGTTGTGATTTGAAATTGCCACTTGCGTAAATCTTACGCATGTGCTAATATCGTTCTGGTAGCAGGTTTCGTGACACTGCTATGTAATCGAGCTTTGTTGGAGATGAGCACCGACGATCCAATGCCTGTTGTGGGCGGATCGTCGGTGCTCTTTTTTTTACCCACAATTATGAATGTACTTATCGGCTTACTCTGCATCTTATTGCCGCTGGTCAGTGCATTTGTGATATTTGCGGTGCTGATTGCTGCCGGAGGCAAACAGAGTGAGTAGCAGTTTCACTTTCAGAATTGCTTGTTCTAGTGCTGTCAGTCGAGCAAAATCAACTCTGTCTATTTGCAGAGTGTACCAGAGCGAATCAGGTACATTCTCTGTACTCTCTGACAGAGAAGCCGAAAGCGTAACAGGTTGGCTGTTTATGGCTTACCCGGGTGGACGAAAGGTAATGTCGCTGCGTGGAATGAGTGTGGAGGATGAATCGTGATTCTTAACTTTCTGAAAGACATCTATGCCAAGCAGGGTTATATCGCTGTGCTCATTTCTGTGGTCGTGCTCGTGGCTTTGGCCCTGATCGTGGCGAAGGTGGGCGGGGTAGATCTATCCATCCTCGCTGGGTGGTTGGAGAACATTGGCGGGTAAACGGATGGCTAAGAAATCGGCATTGCATTTGCTGGCTGGCACACGAAAGGAAAATGAGTCAGACCGGGCAGTGCAGGGCTGCAACGATTACCTTCGCATGGGAACCGGAAGGTCATTCAGTAAGCTGTTAGAGAAGTACGCAAAAGCACACAAAAGCGCACCGCCAACAGATAGTGAAGATACTATCAAGAAGTGGTCATCTGAATTTAACTGGATGGAGAGGGCTTCCACTTACGATGCCGCCATTGAAGAGCGCAAGAATGAGGCCAGAGAGAAAGAGTTATCTTCCGGTCTCGCCCTTGATTTTGAACGGGTACGCAAACTGAAGAAACTTGCATCCATGTTGGGTGAGCAGATTTACGAGGAAAGCGAAGAGGGCACTCTAGCCAACGTCTGGCTGCCAGATGTGAAGCAGATTGGCAGTGGTGAACATGCCGAGCGGGTTGACCTGGTGCGCTTCAACGCTCCCCTGATTTCTGAATTTCGGGCGGCACTTGATGACCTCGCCAAAGAAGTGGGTGGGCGCAAGTCTAAGACGGAATTGTCGGGCACCGTGAAAACGGTTGGGGTCACACTGGAACAATGGAAAGCCGAGAGGGAGAAGCGTAGAGCGCAGGCGAGTGCGAATCTAGCAATCTTTGAAGATGATTGATTACACAGCCCGCTGCGAGTTTCTGATTGACAACCTTGACCTGGTGGAAGCATCAGGGGTTGACGATGCGCAGTGGGAGCACTTCCAGATTGCGCACCTTTGCGACGATGGCACATTTCGGATTGAGAACAAGAGTCGGCAGATTGCATGGTCGTGGTTGATCGCTGCTGAGTCGGTCGCCAACGCTGTGCTTGATGGCATTTCCAGTGCCTTCATCTCAATCAATCTCGATGAGAGCATGAACAAGATTCGCTATGCCAAGCGAATTCAAAAAGCTCTCAATATCGGTGGCTTACCCGAAGTCGTGCGCGATACACTGACTGAGATAGAGTTTGACAACGGAGCGCGCATTGTCAGCCTGACCAGCCAGCCACCACGCGGTTTGTCTCGCTACTGGGTATATCCTGACGAGTTTGCCCATGTCGCCCGGGACAGGGACATTTACACGGCTGCCCTGCCCATCATCAGCAAGGGCGGCAAACTGCGAATCGGCAGCAGTCCCATGGGCGCATCTGGCGTCTTCTGGGAGATTGACACCGAGGCAATGCGGCAGTACCCAGGCTACAAGCGCAAGCGAACGCCTTGGTGGGAAGTGCGGGCATTCTGCCTGAATGTCGCTGAAGCTCGCAAGCTTGCGCCGATGATGCCAACTGAGCATCGCGTTGAACTGTTTGGCAATGATCGCATCAAGGCGATTTTCGCCAACATGCCGATTGAGGATTTTGAGCAAGAGTACGAGTGCTCCTATGTTGACGAAACCACATCGTGGATTACGTGGGAAGAGATTAAGGGCGTGCAAGATGCCACGCTTAATTGCAGAATCGTCAAGGCTCGTGAAACGCTGAGCACTTCGATTCGTGAAGCGATTGATGGATTGCTCGAAGATCGAAGGTTTGCCAGAGTCGAAAACACGTTTGCAGTTGGCGTTGACATCGGCAGAACCAAAGACGCAACCGAGATATTTGTGACAGGTGTCACCACAGCCGAGAGCTTCCCGCTTCGTCTGGCGATTACGCTGGAAAAGATGGGATTTGAAGATCAGGAAAGTGTTTTAGCTGATGTGTTTGGCAGGTTGCCAGTCCAGAAGGGGTACATCGATCGCTCTGGCATCGGGCGCAATCTCGCCGAGAAGATGGAAAAGCAGTTTGGCTCAAAGGTGGAAGGGGTTGATTTTACCAGTGGCACAAAGACGCTTTGGGCAACCGAGGCAAAGACCATCTTCCAGCGCAAGCGGGTGACATTGCCCGTTGATAGGGACATGGCGTACCAGATTCATAGCATTAAGAAGATCGTCACAGGGTCGAAAAACCTTGTATTTGATACCAGTGCCAATGAGAAGCACCACGCCGATAAGTTCTGGGCGATGGCCTTGGCGCTTGCGGCGGCTAATGCGGGTCGAATGACAGGCAAGAAAACAGCAGGGGCAATGAGTCAGAAATGACAGATAACGAACTAAGACAGGCGATTCGATTCGCGGCAAATCAATCAATGCTCATGCAGCGCGCCCAACTTGCTGGTGAAGAGGGGCGCATGATGGATGGCAAGCGCGACATTTACGAGTCGGCTGGCTATCCTACAGTGCTTGAACCAAGCCAGTATCTCGCTATGTATCGCAGAGGCGGGATCGCTACTCGCATTGTCAACGCACCTTGTGATGAATCGTGGAGGAAACTCCCGATCATCTTTGAAGGCGAGGATGAGAAGACGGGCGTGGTCGATAGTGCATTCTGCAAAGCGTGGAACGACATTGCGGTCAACGCCTTCGGCGGCAAGGGGCTTTATCACTACATGCACCGTTTGGACCGTGCCAGCGGCATTGGGCGCTTTGGCGTCATGTATTTTGGTCTGGCAGGGTCAGAGAATTTAACCGAGCCGGTCACAAAAGCTGCCAAGCTCAGTTACGTAACCGTGCTTGATGAGAGCCTTGTGTCATTCGGCAGCATCGACACAGATCGCAAGTCTGAGCGATTCGGGATGCCGCTGACCTATCGCCTGAAGGTTGCGACCAACCTCGACAACAGCTCGCAAGAGATTGACACGCACTGGTCGCGTTGCTTGCATGTGGTTGATGAGCCTCTGACTAACGATTTGTTTGGTACGCCACGACTTGAAAGTCCGTACAATTATCTGGTCAACCTGCTAAAAGTCCTTGCGGGATCCGGTGAAGCCGCCTGGAAGCTGATGGATAGCGGCAACATCTTTACCACAACCGACAAATACGAACTTCCGCCAGAAGGTAGCGAAGCGCGTAAACGCCTTGAAGCGATGTTCGAGGAATATTGGAATGGGCTAAGTCGTGGGATGCTCGCCGAGGGTATCCAGAACGTGCCGTTGGGTGGGCAAGTGACGGACCCGACAGGGTTGATCACGATCAACATCTCCATGATCGCAGCCACAATCAACATGCCGCAACGAATCCTGATGGGATCGGAGCGCGGCAATCTCGCCAGTAGTCAGGATTCGGTTGCATGGCTGGAATCCATCGAAGAGCGTAGACAGAACTTTGTCGCCCCGTCCATCCTGCGCCCAACAGTTACGAAGCTAATCGAGTGGGGGCTGCTGCCCATGCCGCGTGGTGGGTTTGGCTTCAAGTGGGAGCGACTTGTCAAGGATGACCGGATGCAGGGTGCGCAGACCGCCAGTACAATGGCAAGCGCGCTATCCACTGCGGGCATCAACATTGAAGCGGAAGAGTTTGTGCGGGTCTACGCGCCGGAGATTGACCCGAAGCAGATCGCCAAGAAAGAAATTCCCGCACAACTGGCACCCGTGATGGACCTGAATCAGGATGCGTCAGTGGATAAGCTCGCAGCCAACGAGTTGCACGAATTGCTATGGAGTAACTATTAATGCCTGGCAGAGTCCTGATGTTGCCCCGCAGTGGAGATCAAGAGCCAGAACTAGATCGGCGAATGGCGATTGAAGATGAGGCTACAGATTCTCTGAATGATGGGCTAATGCTCTTGCTGGCGCTGCTCATGTCTCGTGGACGGGATGGGTTGGCAAGGGCAGCATCAACAGGGATGCCAAGTGATGGACTGTCGGGGGCACTGCGCAAAACCTTAGAACTGGGGTTGGTGGCAGGGGCATCACTAGCGGAGGATCAACTAAGGCTCGCTGATGTATCAGTTAACCGTCACCATGTGGGGGCAATGCAGTCGCAATGGATTGACTCAACAATTATTACGCAAGCGGCACTTATCAACGCCACAACAGCGCGGGTAATCCGTGAGAAGTTGATCGAGATGGAAGAAGGCGGGCATTCACTCGCTTGGTTGGAAAGTCAACTACTTGACTACTTCGGCAGGGAGCGAGCCAGGCGAATTGCCGCAACTGAAGTAACACGCTCCTATGTTTGGGGCGCACTATCCGCTTACCTGGCAAGCAATGTAGTGCAAGAGGTCATGTGGTTGACTGCCAATGATGAAATGGTCTGCAAGATATGCAGACCACTGCACGGTCGAAGAGTTCCGCTTGGCCAGGGTTTCGGGTTGATAGGTTATCCGCCTGCCCATGTTCAATGTCGGTGCTCTGTCGTGCCTGTGGTGAGTCTTTCGTAAAAAGAGAGAAAAGCATGGATGAAGAGCAGAAAATGTTACACAATGCGATAGTTATGGAGATGGCGGGTATTTTCGCTCAGAAAGTAGGCGATATGACGCTTCAGACCGCAATCGAAGTCGCTACAAATTTCTATGTAGCCACAATGGTTCACTTGTTTCATTCAACGGGGAAACTCGGCGAACTGAAGGGTAAGACGGTCGGCGATGAAGTTTCGAGACGAATCAACGAATTGAAGAGGTTGCAATGGACGAAGAAATAAAGCACAGAAATCCACCTGTAAAGGGTAAATCGCCGGAATCATCTTTGCGCCCGCGGGTGATGAACATCGCCAGAGACATTTCAGCGCAACCAGATGGGAAGTACGTGATCACGTTGACGCTGCGAGGCGAAACGGCATTTTACACGCTATCACCTATGAGCGAAGTAAAACATTGAAGCATTGGGGCATGGCTGTCTAGTCCTTGCGTTATGGAAGGGTAACTCCCCCGACGCTGGATCGGTCAACGGTTCGATTCCGTATCCCCATCTTAATCAACTAAATAGGTCGGCGCACATAGATGCACCGACCACTGTCACAGGAACCGCGGCAATAAAATAATGCGGACACACGGGGCAAGGTAGAGATCGAATGATCTCTGCCTTGCCCCTTTTTTTTTACCATTTTCTATGTGCAATCAAAACGAGTCGTGCAACTGCAATCAAAGACTGGCTACCAATGCGGGTATGCCGCTGGCGAGTCGGCTGGTGCGACGGGAAGGCAAGTACATAATTGCCCCCGGCATTATGGCTATCGCCGGCGTGATGAATGGTGCTCTTCTTCCTCGCGAGGAACTGCCTGCGAGCGTGCCGCTATGGGACAGGGTGCCGCTCGTGCTACAGCACCCGCGCAAGGATGGCGCATTTGTCACCTTTGCTACGCCTGGGGCTGACACACGGCAGATCGGCTTTGTGTCGAATGTCTCGCTTGATGGTGACAAACTGCGCGCTGAGTACTGGTTCGATACAGAGCAGATCGCCAACATCGAAGAGGCAACCGGCTTGATTGAGAGTGTCGAAGCTGGGCAGATGATCGAGCAGAGCACCGGCTACATGTTCGACTTTGTGGCTAATGCCGGTGGTGGCACCTGGAAGGGTCGCCCCTACTCGGTCACGCAGCGCAACATCAAGCCGGATCACGTAGCCATCTTGCCCAAAGGGATTGGCGCTTGCTCGATTGCCGATGGGTGCGGAGTGCTCCAAGTCAATGAGGCAATCGCAAAGGCTCCGCCTACAGATAGCGTCATGGTCGCTTTCTTCCTGGAAGGTGCCGATGCGGTCAAGTATGCCCTTTCGCCTGCCGATCTGCCTGATGGATCGGAAGTCGTAACGCCCGAAGAGCTACACGTCACGCTCGCCTATCTGGGCAAGGTCGCCGATCAGAAGATCAACGAGCACGACTTGATGTCACGCATGGCTGATATCGCGCGCTATGAAGTTTTCATGCCTGTGGATGTGCAAGGGCTGGGGCGATTCGCCGCGAAGGAAGGGAAGTCACTCGAACCTGTCTATCTTTCGATTGGCTCGGCTGCCCTGCACGACTTCAGAGAACGAATTACCAGTTACCTGGGCGATGCGATGCCAACGCAGACAAACGGATTCCTACCCCATGTCACGCTGGCTTACGTGCCACAAGGGATCGACGCTGGCATCCCCATGCCAACACGAGAAACCATATTCTTCCACTCTATCGCAGTCGCTTGGGGCGGCAGAGTGTCAGTTTTCAAGCTGCAAGGTGAACAGCGCGAATCGATTGCGCTGTCAACGAATGAAAAGGAGATTTTGATGGATACCGAAGTAACACCCGTAACACCCGCTGAGGAGACTGCGCCGGTCGTGCCAGTCGTGCCGGTCGTGCCAGCGCTCGCAGCGAACGAAGCGCAAGAGTTGCTTGGTCTGCTGGCTGCTGTCAAGGCTGTCGGTGGCATTGCAAACCTCACGGCAACGCTGAATGACTTCGCCGTGAATCAGAAGGCAGAACGCACAACCTTGATCGCTCAGTTGGCTGCTAACGAACGCGTTGGCCTGACTGCTGCCGATCTCGAATTGCTGCCGACTGCGAGTTTGCAGCGCATGTACCGAGCCAATGCACCTACCGATTTTGGCGGGCGCTTTGGCTTTGCGAGCAACGAGAAGGGCGACGATTGGGAGCCCTATGTAATGCCCGCCGAAGAGAAGAAGTAAGTCGATAGTCGAATAGTTATAACCCTAAAGGTTATAGGAATCAGTTTTTCAGGAGAAAAACATCATGGCTTCAAGCGCTCCGCACATTGTCTTGATTTCGGTCAACGATGGCGAACGAACAGTTTGGAACGATAAGGTCGTGGCAGCTTCGACCGTGCCCGGCTCACTCGTTGAAGTGGCCTCGACTGGCAAGTTGGCAAAGGTTGCCGCTGCCGCAAAGCCCAACTCGAAAATCTTTGTGTTGGAAAACCCGTATGCCGCTGACGATACAGCGCCATCAATTGACCAGGCATACGCTGCCGATGATGGGTGCTTTTATGTCTACGCTCAGACCGGCGATGTGGTGTATGCCGTCCTCGCAGCCTCGCAGACCGTGGCAATCGGCGATCCGATTGTGTCCACTGTCACTGGTGGCGCGGTCGGCAAAGGCACATTGGATGCAACGGTGGTCACCGGCGCACTCATTGGCTACGCCGATGAGGCCGTCACCACAACTGGCGCAACGGGTCGTATCAAGGTTCGCATCGCCTAATTTCGGTGGTGCCTTAGTAGGTCTTTCAAACAGTAGGTCTTTTTCCGAAGGGGAATCAAGATGCCAAATGTAGCAATTGAATCAGTAGAGGGGCAGGAGTGGCTGAAAGCGGGGCGTCCCATCGGCGGGCGCAAAGGCTCGCAGACAGTCCAAATCCTGAACGAGCGGGGTTTCGCAGTAAATAGCTTGCTTACCCGCGACGAGTGGGTTGAACTGGATCGACGCGTGCTGACTGCCGCACGACCCCAGTTGCGCATTGTCAATGCGCTGCGTAGTCGTGGGTTGATTTACAAGCTGGGCGGGCTGGGGAGCCTTACCAGCCGCTGGTACACATCGTCTGATGTGACACCCGCCACCATCAACATGACAGGCCGCGGAAGTAACCGTGACCTGCCTGAGATGATCCGCAAGGAAGTGCCGATCCCCGTGATCTGGAAGGACTTCGAATTGGATATGCGCTCGCTTATGGCGAGTCGACGCAGCGGCGATGGCCTGGACACAGCCGCGCTCGCAGAGACATCGCAGGTGATCGCAGAGGCAGCCGAAAACCTCGTGTTGGGGTTGGCAGCGGTCAATAATTTCAATGGGTTGCCGTTGTACGGCATTCTCAATCACCCCAGCCGCAACACAGTATCAGCCACCGGCGATTGGGGAACCATTGCCAACATCCTGACCACTGTGACTGCTGCTATCAGTGCGGCAATGACTGACCTGCACTACGGTCCGTACATGATTTATGCCAGCACCAACCAGTACAACGAGGCTGCGCTGAACTTCTACAGCGATGGCACGGGTGACACGCCACGAGATCGTATTCTGCGCCTACCCAACGTCTCTGGCTTCGAAATGCTGCCCTTCTTGCCCGATGGCACGGTTGCATTGATCCAGATGACTGATGATGTTCTCGATTATGCAGAGCCTGCTGACTTCGCTGGTATGCAGCTGCGCGAGTGGACAAGCAACGATGGGCTCGCCAGCGGCTTCAAGCTGATGATGGTCGGTGCACCACGCATCAAGTCTCGTCAGGATGGCAAGTGCGGCATCGTCCATGTCACCGGTGCGTAATCGTCGGTGCGTAACTCTTGGGACTTTCATAGAGCGTAATAAGCGCAAAAGGAATTAGAAATGGCTACGTATCGAGTAAAAGGCAAGGGTCACTGGCAGGAAGGCAAGCTTATCTTGTCGGGCGAAACCGTCGAGATCGAAGGCGATTTGCCAGCAGGAATGGCAGATCGCTTGGAGTTGGCTGGCGCAAGCGAGCCAGTGACACAGGAGCCAGCCACCGAAAAAGGCTGGGGGCTGCTGCCCAATTCGACCATCAACAAGCTCTCTGCCGCTGGCTTTGACACACCCGAAAAGGTGCGCGCTGCCAGTGACGAAGAGATTCTGAAGATTGACGGTATCGCCGAAGGCACGTTGAAAGTGATCAGGGAGATGCTGGCCTAATGACGCGGCTCGAACTACAGGAAATCCTTTTCAGACGGTGCGGCAAGTATATGAGCACCGTGAAGATGTCAGTCGATCTATCCGGTGACAATCCCGACATGGCAGATCCTATCCTCTGGGGTCTGCGAATGTTGGGCTACTCGCCAGCGAGCGTGGTCAGGGTAAGCGATGCGGAGTTGGGCGCGGTTGCGGCTGCGCACATCGATGCACTGTTTGACCTGGCAGAGCTGCGCTTGCTCACGACGATTCAGGGCAATCTGACAAAGGTCTCTTCGAGCGTGTCGAGTCAGCAAGGGCTTACCGAGTCATGGGGTCAGCTTCTCACAGCGATTGATGGCATTGTCAAGGCAAAGCGGGACGCGGTTGATGCCATGCACGGCAAGCTATTGAGCATCCCGCTCACTGGCACGGGCAAGCGTCTCGTCAGCCTGGAAGCAATTTAGGAGCAACATGATTACTTGGATTCACATCAGCGAACTGAAAAGCACGGTAGTCATCGGCGATAACACCTATGCGCCATCCGATAACCCAGAGGATTGCAAGCCGATGCCAGAGGAGCTGATCGCCTATCTGGAAAGTATCAATCCGAAGACGACAACGGTTGAAGCGCAGGCACCCCCCATGGTCGCACCAGAAACAACAAAGAAGGGCTGAGGCGGCTAATCGTAGCGGTCGCTAAGAAACTATGAGCGAATCACTCTGGAATGACATCGACGAGTGGCTGAAGAGCCAACTCAATACATACATGGGCACAGGGTCGGCATTCGCAACGCTGAAACTGCGCAGTGTCGAGGCTTCCATTCTGACAGATCCGCAAACGTGGGGAGATCGAGAATTCCCCTTTGCCATCGTTGACGGTCGGATTGAAGAAATGAACCTGCGTGAGCATGGCACCGACCTGTTTGATGCCAACGGGGAATCAAGATTCAAGTACTTCATCACCTGTGTCGTGACTGGCACTCGTGTAAGTGCCACCCGGGACGCAAAAATACTGGATGCCCGCGTGCGTAACTTCTTGTTCGCGCAGATGAACGCGATTCAAACGGTCGTTGACAGTGCAGGTGGTCATCCGGTCGAGTTAATTCCAACAAAGGCGACCGTGGCAATCTACCCGGTAATCGGTTCGGAAAATGAGTATTACGGAATATCAATGCGGGCATTCGATGTAATCGCCCACATGGAGGGCTAATTTATGGCAAAAAGAGCGACGTTCAAGGTCGCAAAACAGAGCGCGAAAGGCACGGCGGCAACGACTGGCTTTCATTGTGGCCTGTACACGACAACGGGTCTGGGCGAAAACTGGGAGTTGGTGCCAGACACGGACGAACATGGATGCACAACAGCATCCACAGTCTTCCGTGACCTGTCGGCACCCACGCGCACCTTCTATACGGTGGAAGGAAACGCCGAGGGCTTCCTTTACCCTAACGTGATCGGGGCAATGATCTTGGGTCTGGGCTTTGCAGACAGCGTGAGCGGCACCACTGCCAAAACTCACGTAATGACAGCCACTACGGCGACTGCCGACCCTTGGCTGACCATTCTGCACGATGGCAACGCCGATGTCGGTTCGACGTTGGAGCGACGCGCTAAGGACTGCCGCACGACCAAGCTGAAGATTGATGCCGATAACAACGGTGTCAAGTGGTCGGCGGATGTGGCGGGTCTTTCTCTGGATACCTCGTTAGGTACAGAAACAAGCACAACCGAGCCAACAACGAGAATGCTGCGCAGTTTGGGCACGTTTGCCCTGACCTTTGACCCGGCTGGCACACCTGTGGTCATCAGCAGTAACTCAAGCAATGCGCCGCGTGGGCTATCGCTGACAATCGACAACCCCACAAGCAAGGATGACTACCCATTGTGGTCGGCTGCGCTGGGCGATCTACCGCGTGATAGCGGTATCCGCATCGAAGGCGAGTTCAGTGGCATCCCAGTGCAGTACAGCGTCTACAAGCAACTGATGTGGGGTGGCGCAAGCGGCACAGCACCATCGGCTACATGGAAGGATTGCTCTGCTGACATCAAGTTCACGACTGCCGAAGAGATCACGACAGGCGTGCCTTATAGCCTGCAATTCACATTGCCGCGCATCCGCGCATGGCTCGACCCTGATAACTATAAGAGGACAGGCGCGAATGATGGGCGATGGACGATCAAGTGGCAGATGTACGTTGGTACATCCACACCAGTAACAGCAACCCTTATCAATTCAGTAGCAACGTACTAAACCGATTGCCATCAGTGCGTGGTGGCAATCCACAAAAATAGACATGCTAAGACCAACATACGAATTTATTTACACCTCCGCTCTTTCCTACGTGGAAGATCGGGCGATTAACCAGCTAATAGAGTTGGCGAAAAAAGAAAACAAGACCGAAGGCGAAGAGAAGGCAGTTGCCGATCTACTTAGCTTCATCCCCGATGTAACGCAGGTACGCATCACGGTTGCGCAGTGCAATGGCCTGATGAGCGCAAAGTACAACCGCCTGACCGTGGATGCACGGGATTTCTTCGTAGAGCAGTCGGGTCTGACCCTTCCCCACGAAGGTGAATTGAGCACCGAGCAAATGGAGATTCGCAACATCGCTTTCGACGCAGCGGCGGCGCTGGCAGCAACGCAGAAGTTTGAGCAGCGCACAACCAAGCCAGTTATCACAGCCAGTGGTATCGACTACGAGGATAGTGAGTGGGTGGAAGGCTTGCCTGATGAACTCTCCACAGTGGCTGGGTTTGTCCATGAATGCCCTGACACTTTGCGTGATGCCTGGGTAACTCGTGCCTACGATGCCAACCCGAATCTCTGGAGACGATCCACGGATGAGACGGCAAAAAACTTCGGAGCCGTCAGCGCGAACGAATTGACGAAACGCTGACGGCAGTTGTAAGAGCGGAAGAGCAGGCCAAGACCGGCAAGCGCAAGCCAGTTCTTCACGACGATGATGAATGGAAGCGCATTGAAATGGAAGGGTTAACCAACCCTGACAACTTTGACCTTTTTTTAATGTGGTATGCCTTCGGTGGCACGGAGCGGGGTATCGGTTTACTGGAACTCACGCAGTTGCCAGCCGATACAATCGTCGATTTTCAATATATCTTGCGGCGGCTTTCGGAAATTCGGAGCGTAGAAACCAGTGATAAACCTAGTTGAGTCGGCTCAGAATCAATCGCAGTGGGCAGCCATCCAGCGCACGGTTGACAACCTTTTGCACCCAACCAAGCAGCAGCTACAGCCAGTGCAGGAGGCTATCCGCGCTGGCTTTGCTGAGAACTTTGACACCGAGTCGGCAGGTGGGCAGCCATGGGCACAACTCGCCCTATCCACCGTGATCGAGCGCGTGTTGCTGGGCTACCCGGGTGAGCATCCGATTCTGCAACGGTCTGGCAACTATCGCTCCACCTTCGTCGATGGTGGCAATGCTGAGCATATCAGCGATATCGACTACCAGGCGGGCATGACCTCGGTATTTGAAGGCAGCGCAAATGAGATGGTTCCCTGGCATGAAAATGGCAACGCCAAACTTCCAGCCAGACCCGTGCTTGTGATGTCGAGTCGGGCGATTGATGGCATTGGCGATAGCGTCAACAGAATGATCAGTGAGATTTTAAATGGCAGATAGACAGTTCACCTGGGAAGCGATTATCGACAATAAGGGTGCGATTCGGTCAATCAATGAATTGACTGACACCTTGAAGCGCGCCTTCCAGCAGTCTGGCACAAAAGTTGAGCTTATCGACAAAGCATCTGTTGAGGCGGCGAAAGCGTCCATTCGCTCCGCTACGACCGAGCAAGTGGAATCGCAGAAGCGAGCCACGATAGAAGCACGAACGCAGTCCTCCGAGCGTGTACAGCTTGCTCGGAATGAATCCGCACTTGTGGCAGAGGCAGCAAAGGCAGCATCCGCTACCAAGATCGAAGAAGAAAGACGCACAACCGCACTTCTGCGGGCTGAGTTGCAAGAGCGGCAACGGGCAATAACCCAATCCAGCACGCAGAGCAGCCCGGCACCCACGGGCGGTAGTGGGCTGCAAAATGCGGTGCTTGGCGGAATCGCTGGCTATTTCACTGTGCAGGGTGCGCAGCAAATTTTCAATTACGCCAAAGAGATCGCCGCACTCGATACCAGCGTCAGCCGCGCATCGAAAGCCTTTGAGATTATGAGCGGGTCGGCGAATGAGGCGGAAAAGCGACTGCGAGCGATTCAGTCAGCCAGTGGTGGCACTGTTACAGAGCTTCAAGCCATCCAAATCGCCAACCAGGCAACCTCGTTGGGGCTTGCCAAGTCGAGTGGAGAATTTGAGAAGCTGACCCGGGCGGCACGCGCCGTGACATTTGTTTCACCAGTCATTCACGATGTGCAGTCGGCGATCTCTGAGTTGGCACTAGCATCTTCAAACCTATCATTTAGACGCCTTGATCAGCTCGGCCTGAGTGTGACCGAAGTCAAGACGCGCATGTCTGAATTGAAGGCGATGGGTAGCGGGCTTGATGACAGTCAAGCATTTTTGAAGGCGTCGGTGGATGCGCTCAATAGCAAGTTTGGGGCGCTACTAAATAGCACAGAGGCGCAAGCGGGCGGGGTCGAGCGGCTTACTACCGCTTGGTCTAACTTCGTTGCCGATGTAGCAACGAGTAGGCTCGGCGAATTTATTAATAATGAATTAACTGAAGCGGGTATCGCAATTGACAGATTCAACTACAAGCTAACTGGAAACACAAAGCAGTTGGAATCAGTCGCCCACATTGACAACATTATCGGGACACTCAAGAAGCCGGTAGATACTGGCATTGGTCCTGTCGATAAGGTCGGAAATGCCGCTGTCGGCCTGCTTGTAGATAACTCCTCCCGCATTGCTGACTTAGAGCGGCTGAAAACAATGGTTGCGGATGTGGACAAGTTGGTAGCGGATGGCGTACAGAACGCTGATGAATATCAGCAAAAAGTATACGATTTTGTGGGCAGGGTAGTTGCGGCCAATGGCGTGACTGGCGATATGGCTCAGGAGATGGGCGAGCTTCAATCGTCCATAGCGTTAGTATCCAGCAGTCTGGATTCGTCATCTCAAGCAGGGAAGTATTATGCCGAAGCAGTGAGTATTGCCGGCTCCGAAACTGTAAACACTAACGATAAAACCAGCCAGCTTGTAAGCAAGATGTCTGAGCTTACCGTTCAATACAATCAAAATAAGATTTCGTCGTCGGAGTATGCTGCTGCGATTAATACGCTTGGTGGTCAGCTCGTCGGCATGGCGGGCCAAGCGGCGACGGCAGCAGGCGCGTTAGCTGCGGTAAACTATCAAACATCCGTCTTCTATGCGGCAGCCAACAATAAGGCATTTTTTGCCAGCGGCGGCACGGTCGGCACTCGCCCGATTGGGCCACTGACCAGACCGGAAGCGAGTTCTCTGGCAACCGATACATCGATCAATCCCTTTACTGTGCAGGCGCAAGAAAAAAGTCGGAATGCCTACCACAAACAGTTGCAGGATGAGCAGGATAAGGCGGCGAAAGAGGCCATGCGAGCGGCGAAGGCTGGGCAGAAAGCTTTCAACACTGCGGCGAAAGAAATGAACTCTATGATCACTGGCATTGTCAAGGTCAGTGAAGTGACGCAGCAGGATATGGAAGATGCCAAGAATGGCGTTTACCAGAATAAGCCAGACGAATACCTTCGCCAGTTGCGCGACGAAGTAAAGAATAAAAAAGACTACAAGGACGTTAGTATCGAAGATGCCGCAGCGGGGTTGAACAAAATCGGCATTGAAACCGCTGGCAAGTCGGCTGAAGTGGTGCTGCAATTGTTCGAGCAGGCATACTCAAACATGTCACTGTTCGCCGATGAATCCAACCTCAAATTCATCAATGATGCGGCTGTTCAGTACCAGATCGACCTGCAAGAAAAATCCAAGCAGGGGCAGGAGAACATCGTCAGGCATTTTGGTGGCGTGGTCGATGGTGCTGTATCGGCGATTGTCGGCGGAAGTGGCGGCGCATCGACCGGTGTGGCTGGGGGTGTGTCTGGGGCGGGTGTGGCACCAACAATCAATATCGATGGCAAGGCACTGGCGGGCGACTCGGTGGATATAAGCGCAACGATTACGGGGCTTTCCGTGGGTAAGGATGTTACCTATCCAGACGTAAAGCTGACTGCGCACATATCAGAGTTGCTACTTCTCGCCGATGCCAAACTGCCTGATATTACATTGCCTGCCGGCTACATCAAAGAGATTGGACTATTCGCGAATGTCATCTATCCAAACGTCTCGCTACCTACCGGCTACATCAAAGAGATCGGCTTGTTCGCTAATGTCATTTACCCAGACATCTCTCTACCTAAAGGATATATCAGCGAGATCGGCTTGTTTGCGAATGTCACTTACCCAGACATCACCCTGCCGACTGGATACATTAAAGAGATTGGCTTGTTCGCTGACGTTACCTATCCAGCTATCACCCTGCCTACTGGCTACATCAAGGAAGTTGGCTTATTTGCGAATGTTACCTACCCGAGCGTAACGATCCCTGTAGCCTACGTTGAGAGTGTTCTTCTACTCGCTTCGGCTACCCTGCCATCACCGAAGATTTCAGTCACGATTGATACGGTGCTCGGCGATCCGACGCAGCAAGAGATCGTCGCATATCAGCAACGACTGGACACGCTTGTCAAGGAAAAGCCAGCGGCTACCCTGGCGGGTCAAGGTGGGCTGGGCAATCTGCTTGTGCGCAATGGCAAAGAGACCGGCGAAGAGAAAAACCCGCTGGCTGGGGACTACATAGCCAGCCTGACAGATGGCTTCAACACGCCTGAAAACGTGCTTGCCCTGGCGACGATAGGCACCGGCATTCGTGGCGCAATTGATAGCGGTATCCGCACTGCGCCGACTGGCGATGTGGGTACGGAAATCATTGCGCTGATCAACGGTCAATTCTTCAGTGAGGCGAATGTCATCACGATCAAGAGCATCGGCAACAATGTCTTTGAGTTGATTATTGCTGGGATTCGGCTCGCCATGCAGAAAAAGAACAACAACGTTGGGCAGGAGATCGTCAACACAATCGCTGCTCAGGTGGTAACGGCTACTGCCGAAGCAATCAGCGGGGAATAATGGCATATCAAATCAACGCAGTGAACATACCACAGTCTATTTACGATAATGGCACTGCCGTGCCACCAGACCGCGAAGCACTTGCAGTAAACGGTCAAGGCGCAGCGATTGAACCCCGCGTGAAAATCTTCACATGGGCATGGAATAGCCTATCAAAGTCAGATTATGAATGGTGGACGCAAACCATTTTAGCAGATGCGCTATCGCTGCGGTGCGCGGCACGTTTGCCCAACCGAACGTGGGTAGAAACGGCTTATTCGGTCGTGATCGTGCGTAAGCCGAAAACGGCAGGCTTGAAGTATGGGCGTTACTGGAATGTTGAACTGACAATCGAAATCCTGTCATGAGCGAATACATTGAATTTAGAGCCTATGTAGGTCCGCAGTGGCTACCTGACACAAGCGTATATTTCCACAACTGGCCTGCCATCAACGCGGGCGGCACGGATAACTTTGCCTATTCGACAACCCTGACATCGGCTCTTTTGTCTGGCGCAACTTCCGCGAATGTTTCAAGCGCGTCCCTCTTCCCTTCGGCGGGTGGAGTCTGGATCGGTCCCGCGGCGGGCGGCGAAGGCTGGGAATACTGCCGATACAATGGGAAGGGTGCGACCTCGCTTAATGCGCTGGTGCGACCCACCAACAACATCGAGCACAATAGTAATCATGGCGTTGGTGCGGTGGTGCGCTTTTGGTTCCCGCTCGAATCCTATGATGATGGCAATTTGAGCATTAGCAGCACGCTTAACGACAAATGGAATGTGAAAACGTGGTCAGCGACACTTAGCGGTGTGCTGGCGCCGAAAAACGTATTGCGTCCCGGTCATGTTGTGGTTATTCAGTCGCGCACGGATCCCGCTGGCACCTGGACGAACTATCGATTGGGCTGGATCAGTCAAGCCAGCATCATCGATGACTATGGCTATACCGCTCGGTGGAGTGTGAGTCTCGTATCATCCGCTCAGATGATCGAAACGCACGAAGCGCCGGTGATCGTCGCCGGTGAAATTAACCTTCTTCGCTCCGGCACGGTCGAAGCAAGTTCGACGCTTGCGGCAGCGTGGAAAGAGCGGCAGAGCAACGATTATGTTGCGGCGTACCCGTCCTTCGACGCTGGCAACGTCGCCGATGATGACAGTGATAGCCTATGGATCAGCGAAAAGTATTTGGGCACTGGCTGGACTGAATACGTGGTTGGTGGACCCGGCGTAGGTACAACCATTCTGGATACGTCGATTGCGCTCGCCGGTGGGCGCATCTTGGCAGATGGGGCAATGTTCACGCAGATGCACTTAACTCCGCCCGCTGGCTACCCTGATGGCTATCGATGGATCGAGATCACCTTTCTCGCCAATCAGTCGTGGGTCGGGCCAAGAGTGTTTTTCATCGGCACCGAAGCGACCAACACCCTTGATTTGTCTGGTCAAATTAACGACTTGCAGGCTGGGCAACGGCTCATTATCTGCGAGAATGCCGAGCGGTTCGCAGCAGAGAACCCGAACAATGGGGCGGCGCAAATTCTCGATCTCACCGAACTTGGGCAACCTGACTTCTTGAAGCGACCGGTTGCCGGTGGAAGTATCGGGATATTCCGCACAAGCCCATCTGGCAACGCTTGGCTGCATGTAGTCTGTTGGGGCACTGCGACCAACGCCAGCGTGTTGCTATTTGGCACGACCACCTACACATCTTATTCATGGCCTGGCACCACAATCAGCGCACTGTCGGCGAACAGTGGGTATACGCTGCGCTATAACTGGACAAACGTATCGACTGCTAAAAACAACTGGACGTATGACATTATCCATTTCCCTGGCTACGAGATCGGGGCGGCTGGGGCGAAAGAGTGGCTGATGATTGAAATGCCATCCATGCAGTTGAGTCTAAAGAGTGATATCGCTTTGGGGTTCACCGGTGTAACGACACTGACAAGCCCGGGCGGGGATAGCTCCGCCGGGCTGGAACGCTCTGGCTCGACGACGATCCAGATTGGCAGCGAGCAGATGACTGTAACCGTCTCCGGTGCGGAAACAATCAACATCACAGCCAGAGCACAGAACGGAACCGCGCCCGCGGCACACGTCGCTGGTGATCCGATCTATGTGGTCGATGGTGGCGTAGCGACCGATGCCTATCTAATCAATAAATTGTCTTGGGTGCGTAGCGGCGGCACGTCTTACCCTGCACAGTTCAAGGTATATACGTCGAAATACCAGAAGGCGCGCAACCCAACCGAACCAAGCTACACGCTCGATTGGAGCACGCCTATCTCGGTGGCTGGTCATTTGTCGCCAACCTGGGCAAGCTCTGCAATCAGCCGAAGGGCTCGCAACGTGCTAATCGAGATCGAGAAGATGACGACCGATCCATCAAGGGCGCGCTTGAACGCAATCGCTGCGACCGTCGATCCTGGCACGTTTGAAGCGTCGGCGGTCATCACGACCGGCAATAGCGGCGATGTTGCGGCGGCGATTCTGGATGCCATTGGTATCCCTTCCGGCGCATGGTCAGAGACCAGTACGAATCTGAACATAAAGCGGAACGCGACGGCAAAGGGCGCGGCGTGGTCGGTGATCGAGGATTTAGCCGATTACGGATCGCTGACTGTGGCAGTGGATGCCATGAGCAAGATAGCGATTACGGATGATAATTTCTGGATTAACGATGTGTTCGTTGAACAAAAAACGTGGTCACGCACGACTGCTATCAGTGCGGAATTTTCATCATCCTACAACGACCGGATCGCACAAGTGATTTTGCCGTGGTCGGCTGCGGATGGTAGCGCGAGCGGCACCGTTTACTATCCTGCGACACCCGATGGCAACGGAAAGTCGGTCACGATTGACGAAATGATCCTGCCAGACAGTAGCACTGCGACCACTGTGGCGCAGAAGAAATATTTGCAGGCTCGCTACTCGTGGTCGATTCAGATTCAATCAGCGAATGGGTACCCAGCGATGGAAGCGGGAGATATTGACCTTGTTTCTTGGGATATCGATCCAGCCCTTACCGGCACATCGCGCCGAATCATCGATACGGATGTGCAACACACGATTAGTAATCGTGTGTGCGTAACAAGCGTGCAAGGTGTGGAAATACAGCGATACACGGATGAGCAATAAATATGGTTAATTTCGAGTTGCAGAAGGCAAAAAAGAAGATTCGACAAGCCATAGATGGCAAGTATGCGCAGAAGACTGCAACCACGGTTGCGGCTGCGGTCGGCACTCGCCATGTTGCCATTGATGGCAATCTCGCCAGTGCAACCCTGCCTGATGGGTCAAGCGGTGCGGTTGAGGTGGTGAATGCTGGGCGGCTTGCCTCGGCTCGATACGAGTTGAGATCGGGCGGCACCGTCTCTGTGGTCAGCGGTGGTGGTGGTGGCAGCGGTGGCATTAGTTTTTCTGAAGCCGACACCCGCTATTACACAAAATCACAGCTTGATATTGGGCAGCTTGATACCCGCTATTACACGGAGACGGAAAGCGATGCGCTCTTTGTGCCTGTTACCCGAACGGTAACGGGTAGCGGCTCGCTCGCTGGTGGTGGTGCGCTATCGGCAAATCAGACGCTCACGCTCAACACGCCTGGTGCTTTGTCGGCTACCACAACCAACAGTAGCACCACCAACCACACGCACAGCATTGATAGCACGATTGCCAGAAGTGCGATCAATATTGGTGTCAGCGGCTTAGGACTCAGCGGCGGCGGCAACCTAACAGCAAGCCGCACGATTACACTTGCCTCTTCCTCAAATCCTGGAGCGGCAGCTTCGATTCTGGCGAGTACAGCGGCGGGCGGCTTGACGCTCGCCGCCCTCACAACCACAGGAGTCATCAGTGGCGCAGCCAACACCAATACATCGCACCTATTAGGCTATGCCACCACTGGCTATGTTGGTTTTTCTGGATTTGCTGGCTTCGCCGCCAATGGATTTGCAAACACGACAGGCTATGCACTGGCACAGTACAACACAGATGGCACGCTCTATATTAACAGTCCGACAACCATCAACATCCGCAATGCTGGCAACCAGTTGGCGGCATTTGGCTCGACGGGACTGGTAGTTGAAAGCGGTAAGCTAGTTGGCTCCAACGGCTATGTTTCGGGCTGGGCTGGCTCCGGCTGGCGTGCAGATCAGAACCTATCAGTCAGTGGGCAGAGTTTTGCTGAGTTCGATAATCTTTCGATTCGTGGCACGTTGTCCGTTTACGAGTTGGTTATCAACCAAATCAGAGCGACAAACGGCACTCTGATTGTTTCCAGCGCAGGCAAGATTGACAGTGTGAGTGGTTCTAACTGGACATTTGAAGACCCAAACGCATCGAATTTATGTGCTTTTGCCGTCAACGATTTAGTGATTATTCAGTCAGTAGACGTCAACGCATCAACCATTGTCAAGCGCATTGTACGAAGAGTGTCAGCGGTAAGCGGTAAGACTATAACGGTCACAGCAGCCACTGGCGGGCCAGCCGACACAGGTTCAGCGGTGGCAGGCGACACGGTTGTGCGCATCGGCAACACGTCGAATGCGGCGAGACAGGGCGTGGTGCTTATCACTTCCGATATGAGCAACTCGCCATATCAGGACGTGATTTCGGGTGTGACCTCGTGGGCAGACTGGACGGGCGGCACGAAGACGAGAGTGCGCATGGGGCATCTATCCGGCATCACAGGCACGGCTAACGAGTACGGGTTACTGGCTGGGAATGGCTTCACCACGGCTGACAGTTGGGTGAAGTTCAGCACATCGGCAGTTTTGCAAAACAATGTTTCCTCAAGCTGGTACAACGCTGGCGCAAACACCGTTCTGATTCAAAGTGATGGCGATATTTTTGCAGGCTCTAATCTAGGCTCAACCGCAACCACAGCACTCGTTGTGTTGAGTAATGCACAGACGTATGCAGGCGAGAGTTTAGGCGCTGGCGATCTCATCATCGGCAATAAAGCAGCGGGACATATGTTTTGGGACGCTAGCGCAGGCACGCTGAACTTCCGTTACGGCACGGGCATACAAGCCTACATGAATGCGAGCGGTGAAATCGTGGCAGGCTCCGGCAATGTCGTAATGAATAGCTACGCCCTTACTGTTGGCGGCAATGTAACGATGGATGGCAGCGGCATAACTCTGCCTGTGCAGTCGTATTCAACCGAACCGTCAACGAGTGGGCTTTTAGCCTACACAGACCCAAAACGCATCCATCAAGGGAACGTGGAGCTTGCTAGTTATACAGTGGATTTTGACCCGCTTTACGGCAAGAAAACAGGTGCAACCATTCGCCATGTTGCGCCGTCCGTCACGGACTTTTTGTCTGGCGGTTTTGCCTACGAAGGCTCTTATTCTCGGCTATTGATTGAGTCGCAAGGATATTTCGGCACAACCGAAAGGAGTTCTTACATCGACTTGTGGGCAGGCAACGACAGCAACATCGATAGAGGATTTATCAATATCGTTGCAAAAGATTACGTTTACATGCCTCAGAAATTGATTGTCGGTAATGACACCGAGTTGCTTAAATTGACTGGCTCCGGCACTTCCGGCAACGCATCGGTTGGCTACATCGCATTTTACGACAGCAATACAACGACACGCAGAGGCTTTATCGGGGATGCCGTCACATCGGATACTGATATCTACGTAAAG